ATGGCCGTCCCGCTGCACCGACCTCAGGGGCTTATCACTGATGCTCGGGATGGTTGCTACTTGTCCGTAGACGGGGGCCGGCCATGGGCTGAGAAAGTCATTACCTTCATCGTCACTCTCCGTAGTCACGCACGATGCACGGTCACGTACAGTAGGCATAGAAAAACCCTCCCCGGAGGGAGGGCTAATCTAATTAGCTAACGGGGCCGGCGTGGGGTGTTCGGCTTAGGGGTCTGCGTTGACGGCCGTGGTTTCGTGTTTGACGGCTTGACTGGGGGTCGGGGCCTAGCCATGGCTAGCGGCACAGTCGTCACACACAACGCCATCCCGGCGGGTGCTACCGGCCCCCACACTGTTGCCGGCGTTCACGTCCATGTACGCATGCGCGGTAGGCGCGGGCACCCACTCGGTAGCGAAGTGACTCACGTGCGAGCACCCGCACGGGTTCGCCTTGGTGACGCGCTTGACGGTGTCGCGGTGGACGACAACCTCATAGGTGCCCTTACCACCCGGGTAGGGCACCGCCAGCACCAAGCCCATCGAACCGGCGAACACCACGCGCCCGATGCGCGGGTACTCTTTGCGCTCCCAATCCCCCTCGTAGCGCACCTCAACGGCAGCTACGGTGTCACCGATCTCGATGGTGGGGGTGTAGGCGCCAGCAACCGTTTCCGCCTGTGCCTGCTCGTCAGCCTTCCGCTTGGCGGTCAGGGCAACCAGCGCGGCCTGCTCAGCAGCATACCGCTCAGCCTGCGCGATCGCAGCCTGCACGATGCCCTGCTCCATGGCTTGACCCTCGCTCATGCCGGAAATCGGGTAACTCATTTGGTGCCTCCCTGGTTGGTGGAAAGGCAACACTACCACGATGGTAAATAACTTTCAAGGGGCTAGATTATGTTGGCCTAGGAAAGCGCTTTCCTACTGCTCAAGGGCAATTAAATTTGTGTAATTCATATGGTGAAATCGGTTGGAGAATGGCTATGTAATGCTATAAGATAAATACATAAGCAAGACAGAAACTAGCCAGGGAGACGAAATGACTAAGACCCGGATCGTTAAGTGGATCGTTAAGGCTTACTTTTTCGCTGCTATCGCCGCCAGCTTCCACCACCTCATCACTGCCGCCGGTAAGGCCGGCCTTACCGGGTGGGAGATGTGGAGCGTTCCTTTCCTGATTGACGGAATTGCTATCATTGGCCTGATCATGCGGGGGCCGGAATTCAGTGCAGCTACGCGGCAGATCGGTTTCCGGGTACAGATCGTCGCCGGAGTGCTCAGCCTCATCGGGAACGTGTTCGCCGCTAACAACATCGGCCAAGCTGTCTATGGGGTAGCCATCGTCGCACTGTTCATCTTCAGTGAGTGGCTGAGTGACCGCATCGAAAGCGTTGAGGTCGACCACGCGGCGGCAGCACAGACCAAGCGACAGGAAGCGGCAGCCAAAGCGGCAGCCACTCGGAAGCGGAACGCCACTAAGGCCAAGGCGGTAGTCAAGGCGGCAGAGAGAATCACCCGGCAGTCCTGAGAGTGAGAGCCCCTACGGGGGCTTTTTCTCTGTCCATTTTTGAAACGTTTCAATAGGGAAATAGACCATTGGTGTATTCTGCCAGAATGGCAGATGAGACAAGCACACTTCGCGCAGAAATGATCCACGCGATAGCAGCAAGGGAGGGAACTGCACGAGAGCTAGCGGTGCGCTTCGGTATCAGTGTTGATGAGCTCAAGACGTTTGCGGCAGCCAACCGCGAAGCCCTTGAGGCGGAACGCCGGCGTCTGGAAACCCCTGAGGCGGAAAAAGCAATTACCCCTGCGCAGTTGGGGGACCTGTGGATCACGAACAAATACGAACGCCTCAAGCGCCTGCAAGAGGTGGCAGAGGATACGTACGACTCCATTCTCCACCATAGCGGGGGGCTTACCTCTGCGGAGTACTCCACGGTGGTACGTGAGTTCCGGAGCTATCTCATGCTGGCGGCAAATGAGTTGGGGCAGCTACTCCACAGGGGTGCGGGAGATAGCGGCGAGGGTGACAGCCTGAGCGTAGAGATCACGGGAGTGAATATGGACAGTCTGCGATGAGCGAGAACAAGACGGCTAGGCGGCTTACCGGCACCAAGCACGTACACCAGTACTCCCCTAGGGGTGGCTGCCGTGAGGTCATGGAAGCGCGAGAGGCAGAGGTACTCATCTCCGGGCCGGCGGGCACGGGCAAGAGCCGCGCCTGTCTCGAAAAGATTTACTTGGTGTGCATGCTGACACCCAACACGCGAGCTCTGTTGCTGCGTAAGACACAGCGCTCTCTCGGTTCCACGGGCCTAGTCACTTGGCGCAACTTCGTCATCAAAGAAGCGCTCGAAACCGGAGAGGTGGTGTACTACGGCGGTTCCAGTCAAGAGGCTCCGCAATATCGTTTTAAGAATGGATCGACGGTCACCATTGGCGGACTGGACAACCCCACGCGGATCATGTCGTCTGAGTACGACATCGTGTATGTGCAGGAAGCTACCGAAATTGGTATTACTGATCTCGAATTCATTAAGACTCGTCTTCGTAACTGGCGAGTGTCATTCCAGCAATTGGTAATGGACTGCAACCCTGCCGGTGATAAGCACTGGCTGAAGCTCAGGTGCAATGACAAAAAGACGCGGCTCATCGAGTCACGGCATGAGGACAACCCCCGCCTGTTTGAAGAGTGCTCGCCGGACGACCCTGAGGCCAAGCCCTATTACGACGTTCCGTCGGGTTACGTCAAGGTGTCGGAAAAGGGTCGCGCCTACATCGACATCCTTGAAGCCCTCACAGGGGTGCGGTACAAGCGCCTCAGGCTAGGGCTGTGGGTGTCGGCGGAGGGCATCATCTATGAGGAATTCGATCCCGCTGTACACGTGCTCGATTGGTCGTACGACGAAGAGGGGAACAGGCTGCCACTGCCGCCAGAGTGGGAAAGGTATTGGGTAATTGACTTCGGCTTCATTCACCCGTTCGTACTCAAGTGCTACGCGGCGGATGAGGACGGAACGATCTACATGTACCGGGAGATTCACTTCTCTCAGCGCACGGTGGAAGAGCACGCGGCACAGATCCTTGACATCGTCGCTCCGGAAAAGACCACCACGTGGTACGACCATTTCGAGAGAATCGAAAGGTCACGCACTGAGCGGGAATGGATTGAGCCGGTACCCACCGCCGTCATCTGTGACCACGATGCGGAAGATCGACGGACATTCGAGCGGCACACCGGTCTGGGAACCATTAAGGCATTGAAGGCGGTAAATACAGGAATTGATCTGCACAAAGCGCGGCTCAAGAATGAGCGTTTCTTCCTGATGAAAGACGCGCTTATCGAGCGCGACCAACGGGCGGTAGATGCCCTGCTCCCCACCTGCACGGAAGAGGAATACGCATCGTACGTGTGGAAGGTAGCGACCGATGGTCGCACGTTAGATGAGCCAGTGAAACGAGATGATGATGGCGTAGACTGCGACCGTTATTTAACGATGCACCTTGACTACAAAGGCAAAGCACGCGCTACACAATTGGGAGGATGAGAATGACAACAATGGACCTACCCAGCTTTCGAGACTTTGCGGCCGCAAAGCTGCATTCCCGTCTCACTGTACGGCAGCAACGTAAGCCGATTGATTCCTCGCGAATGGCTAACCTGGTGAGACTAGTGCTGCACCTTATCGGGTTCGTTTTGTTGACAGTTGCCGCCTTTGAGTACAGCATGATCGCTGGCTACGTTGTCGCGGGAGTTTCCTGTTTCGTGTTCTCGACACTGGCCACCCCACAGGCGGAACCGCAGAATGCGCAAGGGAGGTAGTAAATGCGAGACCTGATTCGTACCGTTTTGAATTCGGCACGAACTGTCAGCAATGCCGTTCCCGTGCCATTCACTGGGAGAGCGGCCGGCCTGTTCGACAACGCCGTAGCTTCGGCGGCAATCGGCCAAGCGGCATTCGACGCACACGGCTCAGTGGGCACACTGTTCGCCATCGTCAATCAGATCTCTACGGCGGTAGCGTCGACGGAATGGCGGCTGTACGCCCGAACCTCAGTGCGTGATAAGAAGCGCCGTAAAGAGATCCTTAACCACCCGTTCATGTACGTGTGGGATCGGCCGAATGAGTTCTATACAGGGGACATGCTGCGTGAGTCCGTGCAGATGCATTTGGATCTGACGGGTGAGGGCTTCATCGTTCTCGACAAAGTCGGTTCGCTGGTAATCGAGATGTGGCACGTCCGGCCCGATCGCATGGAACCCGTCAAGCACCCCACGCGGTATATCACGGGATGGATCTACCATGGTCCTGATGGCGAGAAAGTACCGCTCACGCTGGATCAGGTAATCCATCTGAAGTACCCCAACCCTGACGATCACTACCGCGGGCGTGGGCCGGTACAGACCGTTTTGGCGGACATTGATGCTGCCCGCTATTCGGCGGAATGGAACCGTAATTTCTTCGTGAATGGCGCGCGACCGGGCGGCATCATTCAGGTCGATTACCGCATGAGTGACAAAGAGTTCAACGAATTTGTTGCTCGCTGGCGGCAGCAACATCAGGGAGTAGCGAACGCGCACCGCGTGGCAGTGCTCGAAAATGCCGAATGGAAAGACACGAATTTCAGCATGACTGACATGCAATTCGTGGAACTCCGCAACCTGCCGCGTGAGCTGATCCGTGAGGCGTTCGCATTCCCTAAGCCCATGCTCGGTACGGTCGATGATGTCAACCGCGCTAACGCTGAGGCCGGCAAAGAGATCATGGCGGAAGGGCAGACCATCCCGCGCTTGAGGCGGTGGAAGACTGCCGTTAATACCTTCCTGCTTCCTCAGTTCGCCAACGGCAAGACACTGGAGTTGGACTTTGAGGACCCCACGCCCGTCAACCATGAGGCGGCAGACAGGGCACGGCAGAGTCAAGCTAGCAGCGCCGCTGCACTGGTGAATGCCGGATATGATCCGACCGATGTCGCTCTGGCGATGGGACTACCAGAAATGAAATTTGTTGGGGCACCTAAGGCTCCGGCACCTGCACAGGAGGGAGGTAACGCATGAGGAATCTTCTAGGACGTAGGCCACGTGCATTGCAGAACTACAAGCGCGAGATCGAAAACCTAGTAGCGAAAGGTATGCCGGCCGAAAAGCCGGATTGGTACGCCATTCGTAACGAGGCGGACAGTTCGGCTGAGATCTTCATTTATGAAGAGATCGGTTACTGGGGTATCACGTCGGACGATTTCGTTCGGGACCTGAGTGCGCTCAAGGCCAAGACGATCAATCTTCGGATCAATTCCCCCGGCGGTTCGGTGTGGGATGCCATTGCGATTTATAACGCCTTGGTGCAGCACACCGCTACCATCAACGTCACTATCGATGCGCTCGCAGCATCTGCCGCCAGTGTGATTGCCATGGCCGGTGACAAAATCACGATGATGCGCGGATCGCAAATGATGATCCACGATGCTTCCGGTATCGGTATCGGCAATGAAGCTGAGCTAAAGGAATACGCTTCCTGGCTTGGCCGGCAGTCCGACAACATCGCATCGATCTATGAGGCGCGTTCGTCTGCCCTCACGGCGGAGGAATGGCGCGGCAAGATGCTGGCCGAAACGTGGATGTTCGCCGATGAGGCTGTGGAATGCGGTCTAGCGGATGAGGTCTTCACTCCGCAAAAGCCCATGCCGGAAGAGGAAGACCCGGCAGAGGAAGAGGAAGACACGGAGGATGAGGGGGAGGAAGACACCCCCGATGAGGCCACACCGGAAGACCGGATTCGCGCACGGCACAGGCTGAGTAACCGGGGATACAAATACCCGGGACGAAAGCAGGCTCCGGAGCCAACCAACGGAATTGACATTGATGCCCTTTGCGCTGCAATGGGCCGCGTACTGGAAGGTAAGTAAATGGCTGAGAAGATTGCTATTCCGCAGAATGCGGATGAGCTTCGGGAGATGCTGACCACTCCCGCCACCATGCGTAAGCTGCTTGCGGACCCTGAGAATTTCGCTGAATTCCTTGAGTCGTCTGTCACGGCGCGGCTCAAGGGTGACCGGGGTATTGAAGCTCAGGTCAAGGAACAGACCGACAAGTTCATGATCGAATGGCTCCGGGATCAGCAGGGCGGCACCGATCCGATCGCACACCGCCTCAACCTGGACAACCCGAACGCCCGCACCCGTATCAAGGCGAATACGGTTTACAACAAGAGTGCGCTTGGCGCTCGGCACAATGACCTGTTCGCCACTACCGGCGAATTCCTGCACGCCATTTCGAACCACTCCTACAAGGATGGCGTTCTCTCAAAGAAGCTGGACGTTCTTCGGAACGACCTTTCTTCGGTCAAGCCGTCCGATGGTGGCTTCCTCATCCCTGAGGTTCTTCGGGCTGAGCTGCTTCGGGTGAGTCTGGAAACCGCAATCGTGCGTTCCCGTGCCCGCGTAATCCCGATGGACTCGCTTACCGTGCCGTTCCCGATGGTGGACAGTACGAGCAACGTTTCTTCGGTCTACGGCGGTATCACCGGTTACTGGACCGAAGAAGGCGCGACCCTCACTGAGTCTCAGCCGCGCTTCGGCCGGGTGGAACTCAAGGCGAACAAGCTTGTCCTGTACTGCGAGGTTCCGAATGAGCTGCTACAGGACGCGCGTCCGTCGATGGAAGCCTTCATCAACGACGTGTTCCCGGAGGCCATTGCCTGGTTCGAGGACGTGGCTTTCTTCGTCGGTGGTGGTGTCGGTGAGCCTCTTGGCTTCCTGAACGCTCCGGCCGCTATCTCCGTCACCCGTTCCACCACCACCGCCGGCCAGAATGTCGAGTGGGTTGATATCGCGGCAATGTATTCGCGGATGCTGCCGCAGTCTCTCGGTCGTGCGGTGTGGGTCATCTCGCCGGACGTCATGCCCTCCCTGCTCACTCAGCAGATTCCGGGTGGTGGCCCGCTTGTGGTCAATGTCAATTCGGGTACCGCTGACCCCTCCGCCGCGCCAGTCATGACGCTGCTTGGGCGCCCGGTCATCGTGTCTGAGAAGGCGCGCTCGGTCGGTACGGTCGGTGATATCAACTTCGTTGACTTCGGTTTCTACCTACTTGGTGACCGTCAGGCCATGAGCGCGCGCCA